TTATGTATAATCCGTTAATTGTATATGATCCTTTTGTATCATCACTAAATATTCTAAATTTAGCTGTATTTCCACTTCCTTGTAAAGCTTGTCTTACCATAGGAGAATTAGCAGCGCCTAAAATACTAGTATTAAAAACTCCTTTTCCAAATATTGCAGGAGTAGGAATACTATCTAAAGTATAATCTGCAGGATGCATTTTATTTGTATCTTCGTAATCATAACGAACTCTTAACGAAGGTTGTACTGTTCCTTCTGGACTTACGGATACTTTTACATATTTTAAAGTTTTTAAAGTTCCTAAATCTCCAAAATCTAAATCTGGTGATTCGTATGCTGCCTCAATAGCTGTTTCTGTTCCTGCTGGATTAAAAGCCTCTCCTGTATCGTGATTATATACATAACCTGAATAATCTCCATGGTATATTTTTTCTACATTATCTTTATTAAATCCTGATGTAAAAGCCTGACTTGCTTGTATTCCGACTAATTCTCCCCACTCAAAACGACTAGCGCCTTCTGCATTCATTCTTAATGTTCCCACAACTCCATAAGATGCTGATGTAGCTGTATCAGAATTACCGTAAAATAATCTATATTGTGATCTTTTTCTGATAACTGTGCTGTTTATTTTTAAACTTCCTATATTATCAGCAATATCTGTAAAAATAGGTACTATCTTTCTACTTAAAGAACCAAGCTCTACGTCACCAATTCTTGCTGTACCAGCTACAGTTCTTATTCCGTCTGGTGCTAAAAATAATAATTGTCCTCCTACTTCTTGAATACTTGCTCCATCTGAACAACCAATATTTTGAGTAACTGGTGTTACTGCAATTGTAGAAGAATTATTAATATTTTCTAATTTGTAAATACTATTTCTACAAAAAATTACTAAGTCATCTCGAAAACTTCTTAAACCAACTACTTGATCATCAAGTTTAATACTTCCTGATCCACTTGATGTAAAATCATCTATATCATCTGTTCCACTATAATATATAGTATTAGGTGATGTTCCTGCACCTGCTACAACTAAATGCTTATCATGTATAACACAATATTTAGGATATTCTGTACCGCTTATTGTTATCTCTTTTGCATAGTAAGTTCTACTGCTCAGTGCAGAACCAGTACCTGACATCTTAAAGTAAAAAGGTTTTACACCTGTACCTCTATCGGTTATAATTAATTCACCATAATCTGTATCACCTTCATAAATTGCAAACTCTGCTTGACCTTGTGATGTTCTTGCTGCAGCACTACGACCTGTAAAGGTACTGTAGTTATCTCCGCCAGCATCAACACTAGCCTTATTTATTTGTAACCAACTATCTCCGTCTTGGCTAAAATAAATATTTGTTCCTGAACAAGTTATTAATCCATCTGCATATACTTGAAGTCCTAAGATGGGATTTGAACTATTTGGTCTTGTTCCGTCTCCGAATTGACTATATCCACTAATACGTCTATAACCACCTGTTGTAGAAACTTCAAAATTTTGTAGCCTTAAAGCCTCGCCTGGAGTACGAAACAACTCAAACTGGCTTGAAACTTTATTCAAACCTCCTTGACAAGCTACTGCAAATGGTTGTGATTGTGCCATATTGTTATATTACTCTTACTCTATCGTCTGTCATATATTTAGGTGTAGGATTCAAGAGATTTGATCTCATTTGTCTTAAACCTTTTTTGTAATCATCTAATGCAAAAGCTGATGCTTGTGGATTATCTTTAAATTGCCACATATAATATCTAGCTCTTGCTAATAAAACTGGTGTATACATATCTGGAAATACAATTGCATCTCCATGTGCGCTTAATGCTGTAGGTAAATCCCAAGCAAAATACCACACTCTATAAATCTCTTTAGGAATAGGGCTTAATCCAAACTTTCTTCCGTCTGTACTTCTAAAAATAACATTGGGTTGCCCCCAATTTTGAGCATCAGCATCATCTTTATTTTCTGCTTCTCGTCTAAAGTCTTTCCAATCTTCAAGTATTTTAAAAGGAAGATTTCTGCTTACATAAGGAGCAGATGCTCCACTAACTCCAATAGTTGTCAGATAAAAATCATCCCAATTAATTGCTCCATAATCTGTAGTTACTGCACTAGAAGCTGCTTTTAATTCGTACCAACGAGTTCCTGCTACAGTTTCAACATAAACATTTCCATAGAACGGATCTGTTGATCCACTTTCACCAGTAGCCAAGAATGACCAACGAGGTTCTGCGCTAACTATATCGTAATATGCTCTATTTACGCAATCTTTAACGTGCTGCTGTATACCTATAGCACTTGAAAAAGTTGCAGAAGTTAATACAACCTCATTTGATTCACGTATTAACTCATTTGATAATTGTAAATAAGTTGTTGCCATTGTTATGTTTTTTTATGGATATAATCTTTTTGATTCTTACTACCAAAAATTCTATCCCATCCTTTATTATAATTTTGTCGTTCTTCACGAGTCATTCGACTCCCTGCTCGAACTAATTTTCTGTTGCCTTTATTTTTATTCTTTAAAATTACAGGTCTTTGTTCGTTTCCTATTTGTGGCATATTATTCCTTTACTAAGTATGGGGAAAGTAAACTTTTAAATTTCTTTCCCACATACCATTTTGCTTTAAACTTCTATTATGAAGTGTCAACTAAATAGAAAGCTGCGACCATAGCTTCGTCACGAAGAACGTCTGCACCATAAACGTGCAAACCTCTTACGATGTCACCAAAACTGGAAGGATCACGAATGACCTCAGTTTGTGTGATAGCTTGGGCAGTAGCCGTAGCACTAATATGTCCAGCTAAACATTTGCCTGTACAGTTAGAAACTGAAGCAATGTTGTTGGTTTTATACATATTAAATCCACGTAACTTTCCACTAGATACTAAGCCGTTGCGAAGTGAACCCATTCCTGCGTTGTAGTCTACTGACATTAGCTTTGAACCAGACCTTGATAATTCCTCGTAAAAATTCGGAGGAGCAACGAACCATCTTCCTTCTTCAGGAATATTTTGATCGTCTAAAAGTCTAGCCATTCTAGCCATGAGGTTTAGGGCATCAACACCAGTTCCATCAGCACCCAGCAAATCAACAGAGTTGGTTGCATGAGTCATGGTAGAATCAGTAGATGAACTATCCGAACCGATCACATGATCAGGTGAGGAAGTAGATATGCCACTAAACATTTCAGCAATAACGCCAGCATCAAATGCATCTTTCAATGCATAAGCAGCAGCACTAGAGGCTGCTTCTTTCCAATTCACATGAGACATTGATTTCTCAATATCATCAACTTTGAATTTGAAGGCGTTAGCTACATCAACAGTCAAGGTTTCTTCGGTATCAGTCAACTTCGTCTGCGTTATATCAGCACCACGTTCATACTGATAAACAGTAATCGTTGGTTCTTTGATGATACGTACAGTATCTCCGAAAGCGGAAATCTCACCCGAATAATCAGTATTAGTGATTGCTTCAGCTACAGAGGCTTTTCTAAAAAAGTTAAGTACCTTCTTGGAATAAACCTTTGGCATGAAGAACGAGTTAGTTTGTCCACTTACGGAGTTCGCAAAGTTGGCATCAGTATCAGTTGACGGCTCAAATAGAGCGTCTGATTGATTATAAGCCATTTTATTTACCTTTAATTGTTAAAAGTTAATATTACAATCGTACTCTACCTTCTTCCATAGCTCGATCTATCTCGGATTCGAGACGATCAAACTCATCCATAGGTAAAGATGCGATCTCCTCTTGAGTCCATATTTTAGACTGTCCTGCACTGGTATCTACTGTTGTAGTCTTTGTAGAAACCATGTCAGCAGCCTTTGAGTTGGAACTCTTATTAGACTTCTTTTGAGTCTGTTTGCTTTGTTGTGATCCTGCACCTATTAATCCCATATCCTGTTTAAATAAATCAATTGCTCGACTTGCTAAACCGACATTATGCGGATTACTATAAACCCATGCTTGAATATCTTCTTGTTGTGATTTTGCCCAATCGTGAAATTCATCACTATCTCGAATAGCTGTAAAATCAGGATGTTTATTCAACAATTCAGATTCTGCTTCTCTTCTTACGGCTGCTGATTCACGTTCTTGTAAAACACTTAACTGAGATTTTAACTCTTCAGTCTTGGCTTCACTCTGTAAATGTGAAACAGTTTCAACAACATCATAAACATCTGGATACCGAGCTTTAAAATTTTCGAGTTCTTCTAAAGTTTTAGGAGCTTTATACTCAGGTCGTGAAGCAGTTGCTTCATTTATAAGTTCTTGCTCTCTACCTCTAAACTCGTTTAGCTTAGAATCGTAATGCTTTTTCAAGTCATCGTACCTTTTTTTATAGTTAGGCTTTGTATAAGGTTTTGCTTTTTTTGCTTTTGGTCTTTCTTGTTGGTCGCTCTCTTCCTCTTCTTGTTGAGGTTGAGGTGCAACAAATAAGCTATCAGCAGTTTCAACATTCCCTGTTGGCATAACATCATCCGTATGCCATGATTTTTTCAAATTATACGGATTAGGTACTGGTTTATTTTCTTGTGCTTCTTCACTAGAAGCAACCTTTTCATTATCAGTCATTTTTTTTACTCTCCTTCCTTCGGGCTTGTTTCTTATTAAAGGTCGCTTATTCCAAGAATATCTTCTATATATAAGTGCTTGTCTTAAACAAGGTAGCTCTAAAAGGTCTTTACTTTTTAAGTTATGTAGAGTGCTGCTTGACTATAGCAGGTCGCTCTACGATTAATTAACTAGCGAATA